GTGGTGGTGACGGTTGCCTCGCTGTCACACGAGCCTTTGCCGGGACGCAGCGGTGAGGCGGAAGATGATCACGGTCTGCCGCGCACCGCCCGCCTGACCCGGCGCGAACGGGCGCTGCTGAAGGGGGTCAAGAGGCGCAAATTCCGTCAGAGCCGCGTCGACCCGCGCCTGCCGCCCGGCGTTCTGGCGCGGGTGCTGGGCGTCGAGGACCCGGCATGATCACACCCTGGCCGTTCGATGGGCTGATTCCCATGCGCTACGGCGCGATCCTTGCGGACCCGCCCTGGGCCTATGACATGCGGTCCGACAAGGGCTATGGCAAGAGCCCCGAGGCGCATTACGGCACCCTGTCGCCTGATGCGATCAAGGCGCTGCCGGTGGGCCAGCTGGCCGGGCCGGATTGCCTGCTGTTCCTGTGGTCCACCTTTCCGCATCTGCCGCTGGCGCTGGAGGTGATGCAGGCCTGGGGGTTCGCCTACAAGACCGGGGGTGCCTGGATCAAGCGCGGCCCGCGCGGCAAGCTGGCCTTTGGCACCGGGTATATCCTGCGCAGCGCGTCCGAGGTGTTCCTGATCGGCACCATCGGCGCGCCGGAGTACCGGTCGCGGTCGGTGCGCAATGTGATCGACGCTATGCGCCGGGAACACAGCCGCAAGCCGGACGAGGCGCGGCAGATGATCGAGCGGCTGCTGCCGGATGTGTACGCCTGCGAGTTGTTCGCGCGGGAACCGTGGCCTGGCCGCGATGTCTGGGGCAACGAGACCGGGCGGTTTGCGGGGGCCGCGCCATGACCCTGTTTCGCGGCCTGGCCGGGCAGATCGAGGCGGTGATCGGGCGCGAGGCGACCGCCGCGCTGCTGCGCCGCTGGGGCGGCTGCCAGATTGCGGTTCCGGTGCGCGCCGCCGGATCGGCCCTGGAAGAGGTGATCGGCCCGGAGGCGGCCGGGCAGATGATCGCGGCGTTCGGCCCCGGCAAGATGACGCTGCCCTGCGCCGATGCGCGGGGCACCAGGCGGCGGCGGGCACAGGCGATGGCCATGCTGCGCGCCGGGGCTTCGCTGCAGCAGGTGGCGCTGGCCTGCGATCTGCACACCCGGACCGTGTCCCTGTACCGCGAGCAGATCGAGGCAGAGGCCGGATCACGGCAGGGAAAGCTGCCCCTTTGACAGGGGCACCATGCCTCTGCCACAGTATGCGCGCCTGCCGGCCACGGGGCCGCAGGGCGCACCCCCGAAAGCTTTCAAGGTCAACATCACCCGCCTGATTTGCGATGGTCGTCCGGTATCCACCGGGGAAGGTCCATGCGCATATCCGAGGCGGGCATCGCCATGCTTGAAGCCGAAGAGGGCGTGGTTCTGCGCGCCTATCGCTGTCCGGCCGGGGTCTGGACCATCGGGGCCGGGCTGACCGCCGCCTCGGGCGTGGTGACACCGCACGCGGGCATGGAGATCACGCGCCACCTTGCCCAGGGCCTGCTGGCTACTGTGCTGGCCAGGAACTACGAACCCGCCGTTGCCCGTGCGATGCAGCCGGGTCATCCGGTGCAGCATGAATTCGACGCCGGTGTCATGTTCCATTTCAACACCGGGGCCATCGGGCGGGCCAGTTGGGTCAAGGCCTGGATCGCGGACAATGCCGCTGCCGCCCGCAAGGGACTTGCCGCCTGGAACAAGGGCGGCGGCAAGGTGCTGCCCGGTCTGGTCAAGCGCCGCGAGCGCGAGGCGGACCTGTTGCTGAAGGGGGTTTACATCCCCGTTAAAGCGGCCCCGGAACCCGTGATGGCGACTGGCGCGGCCCGCATCGCCCTGCCGCTGTCAGCCGAAGAATTCAGCGCGGCGCGGGCGGCGCTGGCCGGCCTTGGCTATGCCGTGGGCACCGATGCCATCCGGATCACCGCGCAGTCCGTGCGGGCGTTCCAGCGCGACCATGATCTGACCGTGGACGGCATTCTGGGCCGCGCCACCCTGTCCACCCTGCAGCGCCGGATCGACGCGCGGCGCAAGACCGTTGTCGCTGCCCCCGCCGTGGGGGTCAGCACCGCAGGGGCGGCAACCGGGCAGACTGACGCGCTGGCAAGCCTGCCCTGGGCCGGGGCAGCCCTGCTGGGCCTGGTCCTGATCTGGGCCGCATGGCTGGCCTTCACCTACCGTGATGCGATTGCCGCCCTTGTCCAGCGCCGTCTGCCCGGCCTGGCCCGTGTCTTGAGGAGTTTCTGATGTCTGCCCTGATTGCCCTTGCCGCCCAGGTCGGCGCGCCGTTTGTCGAAAAGGTCCTGTCGCAGAAGCTTGGCAAGGCCGGTGGCGCGCTGGCCACCGAGGTGGTGCGCACCATCGCCGACCAGGCCGGGGTTGCGCCCGAGGCGCTGGAAGGTTTTGCCGCCGATCACCCCGATAGGGTGCGCCAGGCGATCACCGATACCGAGTCGCTGGCCCCGGAAATCATCGCGCTGCACAGGGCAGAGCTTGATGCCAGGCAGGCGATCTTCGAGGCGGAAAAGACCGAGCCGGTCTGGGTGCGCGCCTGGCGGCCCTTGGGCATGTACGGGCTGGGCGTGCTGTGGTTCTGGAACGTGATCTTCCTGCATGTGGCGAATGCGTATTGGAAGATCGCCCTGCCGCCGATGCCGTTCGAGCATCTGATGGGGATCAGCGCGCTTTACATGTCGCTCTACATGGGCGGCCACACGATCAAGGATGTGGCTGCCAAGTGGATCGGCAAATGAGCGGGGATGTGCTGAACATCAGCCCGCTGGTCGCCTGGGTCGTTGCGCTGAACATGCTGCTGACCTTTGCGCTGACGATCTGGAACCTGATGGCCTCGGGCAGCCGGGCGAATGCGAAGCGGCTGGATGCGCATGGGGAGCAGTTGCAGCAGCACGAGGCAAGGATCAGTTCGGTGGAACAATCCCAGGGGTCACTGCCATCGCAGAGGGACATTCACGAGCTTCAGCTGTCGATGGAGCGGCTGAAGGGCGAGCTGAATTCGGTCTCGACCATCATGGAACGGCTGGAAGCCATTGTCAGCCGCCACGAAACCCATTTGCTGGAGGTAAGCCGCCGATGAGCGATTACGGTGATCTGGTCCGCAAGCACCGGCGTCTGGCGATCCTGCGCCATCTGGAGGCCTGCGCGGAATACACCAGCAACGGGTCCATCCTGCAATCGGTGCTGAACGGCGTGGGCGTGCAGTCGACCCGCGATCAGGTGATCACCGAACTGGCCTGGCTGCGCGAACAGGGGTTCGCGACTTATGAGGACCGGGCAGAGTTCATCGTGGTGACCGCCACGGCGCGCGGCTGCGAACTGGCGCGCGGGCTGGCCACGCACCCGGACGTGCAGCGCCCCGCCCCGAGGCGCTGATCATGCCCGCCCCCCGCAAGGTTGACCTGCTGCCCCCCGAGCTGAAGCGCTGGCTGGAGGCGGAGCTGCGCACGCGCGGCTTTGCCGGGTATGAGGCGCTGGCCGAGGCGCTGAACTGGAAGCTGGAGGAAGAGGGGCTGGAGCTGCGCATCCAGAAGTCCGCGCTGCACAGCTTTGGGGCCGAGTATGCCGAGTTCGTCAAGGTGCAGGAGGCGGCGAGTGCCTGGGCGACCGAGTGGATGTCCGAGGCCGGGATCGGCGACGAGGCCAAGCGGCACAACGTGCTGTTCCAGATGATCACCGCGCTGGCCTTCAAGGTGATGCAGGCGCAGATGACCAGGGCGGGTGACAAGATCGACCCGAAGGAGTTGGGTTTCCTGGGCAAGATGATGAAGGACATCATGGGGTCCGCCGGTATCCGCGAGCAGCTGGTGGCGGCAGAGCGCAAGGCGCAGGCGGCGAAGCTGGACCAGGCGGTGGCGGCAGGCGAGGTGACGGAAGATTTCCGGGCCGAGGCGCGGCGGATCATGGGGTTTGCGTGATGGCGGCGCTGGGGCGCAAGCTGCGCACATTGGAAGGCGGGCAGGTGGCGTTCTGGTGTCCCGGTTGTGCCATGCTCCACTCGGTTCGCGTAGATGATGGGAGCGGACTTCGTCCCGCCTGGTATTTCGACGGCGACGTTGACCATCCAACCCTCACACCGTCGATCCTTGTTCGGACGGGTCACTTCGTGGAGCCGAACGGCGGGCACTGTGACCGTTCTGGTGACCCGGATTGGCCGTGCGATTGCATCATCTGCCACAGCTTTGTAACCAAGGGCCGCATCCTGTTTCTGCAGGACTGCACGCACCGGCTGGCCGGTTGTACGGTCGATCTGCCTGACTGGCCAGATGGGGGGTCATGATGGCAACCCCGGCACAGGTGGCGAATGACCTTGCGGCGCAGGCGGCATGGTGGGGCGGGCGGGACGAGGACCTTGCGCGCACCTGCCGCGATACCTGCCGCCTGATCCGGGCGCTGGATGCGGGGGAGCATGTGCAGGGCCGCAGCTACGAAGGCGTGCATGCCCGGCTGGCCCAGATGGTTCACCGCTACAGCATCGGCCCGCAGCACGACAGCCAGATCGCCCGGTCGCTGCGCCGGGCCTTTGCCACGCTGCAGGCGCAGTGGGGCGGCGTACAGGCATGAGCGCCCTTGCCCCGGACAGCCCGCTGATCCGCTTCCTGCCCTATCAGCGGGCCTGGATCGCCGATCAGTCGCGGTTCAAGATCGGGATGATGACGCGGCGCGGCGGCAAGACCTTTGCATCGATGGGCGAGGTGGCGGCGGATTGCACGGCGGCCGAGGCCGAGGGGCGCAAGACGCGCTGGACGATCCTGTCGCGGTCGGAAGGCACGGCGAAAGAGGCCCTTGAAGACGCCCTTAAACC